TTACATTAAGACCTAGTGTACCTAACCACTTATGATATTGTAATTTTACTAAATCTAATTGTTCTTTTTTTGTCATTTTTTTTGACATTCTACTATTATTGCACATTTTAATCAATTTGTCAATAGTTTATAATTTTTCTATTTTTAACTTATAACCTTTTATTTTAGCTTGTTCTTTGGCGTTTTCTATATGTTGTTTAATTCTTTCTTCATAACCTGGTAAGGTATCAGTATAAATTGACTCAGTAGTAAAAACACCTTTTTTTTCTTGGTCTGTTTTAATAATTATCATTACTTACCTCTTTGATTTTCTGCCTCTAACTGAATAGCAACATCAACGTCTGACTCTTCTTTTTCTGTTAAAGCATTTTCATCTGCATATTGGTCTATTTCTACTAAACCATCTTCTTTAGCAAACTCATCATCTTCATAAACTACTTTACCAATATATTCAGTTTTACCACTATCAGTATAATTAGCATCTACAACCAATGTTTCAACGCCTTCTTTTTGAGTAGTAATTGAACCTTTGATTTCAGAATGATCAATACCTCCAAAATCTAAAAACTTATGTTCTGCCTGAGCCTCATTGTCAGCCAATACCTCTTGTTCAATCATAAGTGTATAGTATGTTTTCTTTCTGTATAGGTTTTTACCTATGTCTTTATCTGTATATGTTATATTTGTATTTACTGTCATAATGTCCTCCTTAATTCATATTGTAAATATAATTTCTTTTAGTTGTATATTTTTTTGTTAAATCTGGATCAAAGTCTTTTCTAAAACCATATCTTTTCCATAACTGACCATAATCATTAAATAAATTATGGTCACCTGCAGCCGTTTCTGGACCAAATACATCTTCATAAGTTTTATAGTATTCATCTGGATAGATTATCTCAATAGCAGTAGCGCCAGCAAAGTTTGTTGCGTCTTCTTTAAAAGACTTATCCATATAATCTTTAAATTTTAACAATTGTTTTCTGTAATATTTAAGTTTAGAAATAGGTACGTTTTTATATAATGAATAACTACTCCAAAAATAATCTGCGTCTTCAGAATTAAAATATTCTCTTTTATAAACAACGTTAAATGATTTGTGTAATTCTTTAGTCATAGTGTCTCCTTTATTCTTCATATACACTTACGCTATACTATTTTAAGTATAAAGTCAAGCACTAAAAAACGTTGATTTTACTAGGGTTTTGAGTGTAAATGTTCTACTTTTGTTCTATTTCCAGTAGTTTTTTATCCATTTACCTGATTCGTGGTGCATTGCTACATGTGGATCTGGATTGCCATGAAATATAGAAATCTTAGCATTCTGTTTAAAGGTATAATTTTGTGATCTATTCGAATCATATTGTTTTGTATCACCTCTTGTAGGCCATTTGTATGAATATGTCCATTGATCTGGAAAGAATTTCGTCTGAGGACTTTTTAACATAGTTAAATTTATAACACTTTGGTCACTATGATAGGTATTAAATCTAGTTTTGTCTTCTAAATATCTATCCCATATATGACTATGGTGTTCTACATTAAATCTTAATACACTTGAATTGATTGTATTAGGTTGAGCAAAATCTCTCATCACATAAAAATCTTCATCTTTACCTATTGTAAAAAACTCATTTATATTGTTTAATATAACTATATCTAAATCTAAAAATAATACATTGCCTTCTAGTCCTAAATTAGGATTAAATAGATGTAACTTGTTCCACCACCCATTCATAACAGGTTTAGGTATAGGTAATAATGTAATTTGTTTATTAAAGTTTCTATTAAAATTATCTGTCATACAATAAAAGTTAAAAGGTATAGTTAAATTTCTTTTAACCATATTATATAAAACATTTACATAATCAAGTGAATACTTTGTACCCCAAACAACATTAGCGATCATAACCATCATAACCAGCTTTACCTACATAAAAAGCATCAACAATATCTGTAACTGGATTGTTTAATTTTGTTTGATCAAACTCTTTCATTAAATCAATGCCTGTATCTTTTACAAACTGCTCATACATTTTAAGTTTATCTGCATTACCTTTGCCAGTAGCATTCTTTTTTACTTGACCAGGTACTATACTTTCAAATCTTTTATTAAGTTTGTAAAGTTTATGTTTTAAAGCACCCATATTTTCTGCTAGATTAAACACTAGGCCTTTACTACCAAATGAATATCCTTCTACAAAAATATTACCAATAGCAGTATCAACAATGTTAATCGCCCAATCGGAAATCTGGTCGTGTCGTTGTGTCTCGGAGGTATAGGGTAAATGAAGTCTGCCATTTATTTGTCCATTACAAAAATCACCTTCATATTTTTTTACATTTGTAAGATAGTATATCTTACAGTTTTCAAATTTAAACTCACCCCTACATACACATATAGCAGGACTTGTTAAACTATAATCAATTCCAATCGTCTTGGTCTTCTTCATTGTCAAAAATCGCATCCTCTTCATCTATAGAAGTGTCTGCACCACAAAAAGGACAAGTAGTTGGTTCTATTTCTTCATCCCATTCAACGTGATAGGATACTTCACAATTTTTACAACTGATTGTAACTTTATTTAAATTTGGTGGAGTAAGTGTTGTCATTATAGTTTAAATGTTTTAAATTGATCCTTTTTTACATCTTGTTTAAGTCCACCAATAACATAACTTTCTATTTCAGTTTCTTGTGGTGCGTTTTGTAGTGAGTGACTATTAAACCAATGTTGTGTCCAAGGTAATGGATTATTAGCTGATGATTGTTCATATTTCTGCTCTAAACCAATTACTCTCATTCTTCTATTTGCTATATATTCAACATATTGATGTAATAGTTTTTCTGAAAGTCCTATCATAGAACCTTTTTGAAACAAATAAGTTGCCCATTCTTTTTCTTGTTGTACTGCGTCATCATATATTTTATATACATCTTTGTTTGTATCTTTAATAACTTTGTTCATTACTTTATCATTTTCTTTTGTAAGATAAGCTTTAATAATTTGTTGTGACATTGCAAGGTGTTGACTTTCATCTCTAGCAATTAACGATAGTATTTTAGCAGAGCCTTCCATAAGTTTAAGCTCACCAAATGCAAATGAACAAGCAAATGAAACATAAAATCTCAAACCTTCTAGTACATTTACAGTTACTAATGCCAACCACAATGCCTTTTTTAATTCATATTCATCAACTGATTTAGGATTTGTTTTATACTTATAACCTAAGTTTATTAAATGATCATAAGCTTCTGTAACCGCTTTTGATCTTTTTTCAATCTTCTCATCTTGTATAATCGTATCAAATACTTCAGATGGATCAGAATATAAATTTTTAATAATATATGTATAACTTCTACTATGAATTGTTTCCATAAAGTCCCAAGCTACAATTGCACCTTCTAATTCTGGATTAGATACAAATGGTAAAAATGCAAGGCAAGGCCCTCTACCTTGTACACTATCTAACATTGTTTGATATTTTAAGTTAGATGTAAAAATAAACTTTTGTGATTCAGATAACTGAGCATAATCGTTTCTATCTTTTTGTAAAGATACTTCTTCAGGTCTCCAAAAGAAACCTAATTGTTGTTGTGTCAATCTATCAAATATAGGATACTTAAATGTATCATATCTTTGTACAGCTAGGTCTTCACCAAAAAACAATGGTTGTTTTGTAGAATCTAAGTTTTTAGTTTTGTTAAATACAGTTTTCATTAAATTGTACAAGAATCACAGTTTTCTGGATCTTCTTCCTCTTTTACTTCTGGTTTATCTTCTGGCACGTTATCGTGGAAACCAACTGGATGTGTTGGTTCGTCTTCATCTTTCTTACTATCATATGTGTTTTGATAATAAGAAGTCTTCCAACCCAATTTATATGTCGTCAATAGGTCTTGAGCCATTATTGAAACTGGCACTTGACCATCAGTATAATTTTCAGGATTATAAGACCAGTTACCTGATATTGCCTGGTCAAAATACTTTTGCATTACTGCAACGATATTTATATATCCTTCATTCCCCTTCATATCCCAAAGAAGTGTATAAAAGTTCTTTAGTTTTTGATATTCAGGTACGATTTGTTTTAATGGACCTTTTTTAGATTTTTTAACTGACAAATAATCTCTTGGTGGTTCAATACCATTTGTTGCGTTTGATACAACAGATGATGATTCACTAGGCATTTGAGCAGAGAGTGTTGAGTGTCTTAGACCTGACTCTTTTATTTCTTTTCTTAGCCATTCCCAATCATATGTTAATGTTCTATTTACTAATTCATCTACGTCCTTTTTGTAAGTATCAATTGGTAAAATACCATCTGCATATTTTGTTCTATCAAAATAAGCACACTTACCTTTTTCTTTTGCAAGTTGATTACTTGCCTTTAATAGATAAAATTGAAATGCTTCTGTAAGTTTATCAACTTGTCTCCAAGCAAGTTTTTGATCATACTTATAACCTTTTTTAGCAAGATAATGAGCAAGGCCAATATAACCAATACCTAAACTTCTTCTTGCTTTTGTAGATACTTCGGCTGCATTAATAGGATAATTTTGATGATCTATAATTTCATCTAATGCTCTTACAGCCAAGTCACATAAAGGTTCTAGTTCATCTCTTTTATTGATTTTACCCACATTGATGGCAGATAAAATACATAAAGCAATTTCACCTTCTCCATCAATGTGTTGTATTGGAGTGGTTGGTAAAGTTATTTCCTGACATAGGTTTGACATTGATACTTTGTCTT